TCTTGGCTTTAAGTTTATCTTTACTCGATCATCTACTAACAGCGCACTCGGTCCACTATTTACTGGCTACCAGGTTAAGGCTCTGCCTGCTATTCCACGTCAGCGTCTTATCCAGTATCCACTATTCTGCTTTGACCACGAATCAGATAAGTTCGGTAACGAAGTAGGTTACGAAGGCTCAGCATATGAGCGTATGTCAGAACTTGAGAATGTAGAAAATGCTGGAGACACAATCAAGGTAGAAGATTTTAGAACTGGTGAATCATTTATCGGTCTGATTGAAGAGATGGACTTTAACAACAAGACACCAGAAGACAAGAGATTCTCCGGATACGGCGGTTATCTCACAGTCACAATTAGAACGGTATAACGGATGAGTGCAAATGAATGGGCAGGTATAGCAGTAGCAACCGTTGCAGTAATTACTGGCTTTGCCGGTGCTGTCAGATGGCTTGTCAAGCATTACCTCTATGAACTTAAACCCAATTCTGGATCGAGTCTCAAAGACTCAGTCATTAGACTTGAGGAAAAAGTTGAAATCCTTTATCAGATGATGATGCAACGAGGAGACAAATGATTCCACTTGCAAAGAGGGCGACACCTGCTGCAATAGCAGTGCTCCGTCAAGCAACAGCGATATGGCCAAAGAGGTTGAAAGCATCTGATGGTTTGCTCCCATCTAAGAAGCACGTACATCAGAATCCTAACTCAGACCACAACTCAGGTCACGCAGTAGATTTAACGCACGATAAAATCGCTGGAGTTAACTGCTCTGTTATCTATTCAGAATTACAGAAGGATGACCGAGTCGAGTATTTGATTTTCAAAGGAAAGATTTGGTCAAAGATTAAAGGCGAACGCATTTATACCGGTAGTAATAGGCACGACAAGCACCTCCATATTTCTATTAAGAAAGAGTGTGCAAACGATACTTCTTCTTGGTTTCCTTGGATGCCAAAGCCATCACCGATCAATAAGGTAAAGGCTAAGGTCTCTAAGGTAAAGACTAAGAAGAAAGAACCAACAAGTCCAAAGGAGAACTAATGGATATCAAAAAACTACAAGCAATCGGTGCAACATATCTACGTGCCGGTATTGCAGCAGCCATTGCACTATGGCTATCAGGCGAAACAGATATCAAGACAATCGGATTAGCAGCTCTCGCTGCTGTCGCAGGTCCTGTGCTAAAAGCACTCGACCCAAATGCTACAGAGTTTGGTCGTGGGTCTAAGTAACCCATACTAGCGCGAGGCAATGAGACGGCTCCACCCCTTCGGGGGTGGGGCCTCTTTTTTTGTCCCTAAAAATAGTGGGCAGTTTTGCCTCATACCCAGGAGCAGCACTCGAACAGACCATCTGGATCTGCTCTGGCTAAAAAATACCAGAGTTACTATCTCCTGACAAATGGGTCTTTAATCTATGACAGTTAGCACAGAGAGTCTGTAAGTTAGCAGGGTCGTTGTTCCAACGATCACCGTCTATGTGGTCTACATCTAATTGAGATGCGTGTACTGGTATAAAGCCACACGTCTGACAAGTATCTTTCTTATGGAGAGCATACGGATACTGTGACTTGATTATATTTCTTTTGTATACAGAGATACATCTGTACCGACTGTTGAGTGGGTTCTTTGAATCTCTAAGTTTTATTTTGGTTGGGCCACATATAGAACAAGTGGCAGTACGTTCTGGTTCGTTATGCTCAGTGAGCTTGTGGTCCATCTTTATCCACAGGACAGGGTGCGATGGTCAGATTTCCACAGTTGACGCAGGTTGCGTCTAAGAAATACCAGTTGAGTTCGTAGTCCTCAAAGGACGCCATAACGTTAAAGACCTGAGAGCCACACGGACAGACGTGAAGCGGGCCTAAAGCCCGCAAATCGGCTCCAAACGGCTCAGGAAGGCCATCGTAGGGTGTATCCTTGCGTCTGAAAATCCGCAGGGTTGGTAGACGGAACCGCACAGTAACAGTACTGCTACTGTCGCGGCCCATCGAGGGCCGCTCTGCCTGTTTAATTCGCCTCACGGCTCATATTGTAACGACATACTCAAGCCGGTATGATGAAATGAAGCATTCACGGCGTGTCGTGATATACTTCACGTATGACAACACTCGTAGGGATAGCCGGTAAAGACTTCGTCGTGATGTCAGCTGACTCACAAATCACCGAAGATAACTTACGCACGATAAGTTTACTCACGCCAAAGATTGTTGAGGTCAATGAGTATCTCGTTGGTATCACAGGCGATACACGACCAGGAGATATCCTTGCGTACAACTGGAACCCACCGCAGTACAACGGTGATGATCCCGTGCAGTGGATGGGTAAGAAGATAATCCCAAGCATCATCCGTGCATTCGATGCACACGGTTACGCGTGGGCTAAGCAAGAAGCAGATGGTGGCTTTGATTACTTACTTGCATTCGACGGTAACTTATTCCACATCGCTTGCGATATGAGCTTTATCTCTAGCGAGATTGGTAGATACGGTATCGGTTCTGGTGGACAGTTTGCTATGGGTTATCTCTACAGTCTTGGACCTAATGCAACAAAGACACTTGCATCAGCACAGAGCGTGGCACGCAAGGCAATAAAGATTGCGTCGGTGCTTGACGTCAATACTTCACCGCCCGTACAGTTGGTAATTCAGGAAAGGATATTTGAATGAACAAGACCCGCGAATACGAAGTCAATGAAGCATTGATGATGGGCTTTCAAGCAGCGTTACTTGGCTTTGATAAGACAGCATTTCGTGAACAACTTGCACAAGAGGTAGAAGCAGCAGGATACTTAGAAGCTGCAAACATTATTCGACAGGAATCAAAATATGATTAGTGACCCAAAGGAATTACTACTCACAGTACTGCACGCTAAAGATGCAGGACGTGACCGCAGTAAGCAGACACAGGTAGGTCCATCAGAGATTGGTGGTTGTCGTCGTAAGGTGTGGTACCGGTTAAACGGTCAACCTGAAACTAATGACAATCAATCTAAGTTGGCTGCCATTATGGGTACTGCTATTCACGCAGCTATTGAAGATGCAATCACTACGTTAGATCCTGAAGGTAAGGATTACTTAGTTGAAACAGAAGTTGCATACGGTGATTTGAAAGCACACGTAGATTTATATGTACCAGGAACTGGTGCAGTCATTGACTGGAAGACATCTAAGGTTAAGAACCTATCGTTTTTTCCATCAGTGCAACAGCGCTGGCAGGTACAGGTCTATGGCTACTTGATTGAGAAGAGCGGTAAAGGTAAAGTCAATACCGTTAACCTTGTTGCTATCGCACGTGATGGTGATGAGAAGGATGTCAAGGTACACACTGAAGCCTATGATGAGAAGGTTGCACTAGAGGCGCTATCGTGGTTGGCTAATGTCAAGGCAATGACAGAGGCACCACAACCTGAGAAGGATGAGAGTTTCTGCAAACTGTACTGTCAGTACTACGACGCATCAGGTGAGATGGGATGCGTTGGTCTAAAAAAAGAACGTATAAACCTTAATGAAGTTTTCATTGAGGATGCGGAGATTGACACTAACGGTCTAAAGTATCTACAGTTAGATGCACAGATTAAAGCGTTAGAAAAAGAAAAGGATTCCTTGAAAGAATCATTTCAGGGAGCTACTGGTGTAACAGCCAGTGGCATTGAAATCAGTTGGACTACGGTTAAAGGCCGCGAGTCAGTTGATTCCAAGGAAGTTGAGAAACTTCTAGGGTTTGTTCCCAAGATTATTGGCAACGAATCTGTTCGGCTAAACATCAAACAAAGTGGAGGAAAGTAAATGGCTGCACCGTCAGACACAAAGTATCAAGTCAACTATAAGTTGAATGATGGAACACTTATCAATCTGTATGCAACAGATGTAAAGGAACTGGAGACAGGACTCAATGATCTTTCAATGGTATCTGCTCTTATTAAATCAACTGCTGGCGAACTTGGCGGTTCAAGTGCTAGCGCTATTGCAGCTCAACTAGGAGCCACAGTTACAGCAGTAACTCCTAGCGGAGCACCAGCGCAATCTGCTGGTAATACTTGTAAGCACGGAGCAATGGTGTACAAGACTGGTACATCTTCAAAGGGTACGTGGCAGGGATGGATGTGTCCATCACCTAAGGGCGCACCAGATAAGTGCGACACAATCTGGGTTAGATAACCAATGCGGGAGCCGAATCAGTTTGAAGCTCCCAGTTGTGCTGAGGTTGGTGGAGACTTTTGGTTTCCCGAAAGGGATAACGGAAGTAATACAACTGAAATGTTGTTTGCAAAATCTATTTGCAGAAGTTGTCCACACCAATCAGAGTGTGCCGAGTGGGGAATCCGCAATGAAGTTCACGGCATATGGGGTGGTCTAGTAAGTAGAGAACTCCGAAAGATACGTAGGCAAAGAGGAATAACTTTACAAGGAGGCGAAGTTGCTTGACTTATCCCGTGCGTGGGGTGGTGTGCTTACCAAAGCAACACCGCTACCCGATGTGTGGGATGGTCTAGCAGCTAAGCAGATTAAGTTCCGTAGAGGACAAGTCTGTATGGTCGCTGCTGCTCCTAATGCTGGTAAGTCTATGTTTGCTTTGGTCTATGCAATGCAAGCAAAGGTTCCTACTCTGTTCTTCTCAGCCGATACTGATACCACAACTGTAATGATGCGTGCTGCTGCACAAGCATCCGGTCATTCACAGGTTTCGGTAGAGAGTAATCTCTCAGCCGATACACATTATTACGATAGACACTTCGACAAACTCAGACATATTAAGTGGGTCTTTGACTCTTCACCTTCATTGGATGATATCGAACTTGAGATTCGAGCATATGTAGAGTTGTTCGGAGAAGCACCTGAACTGATCGTGATAGATAACTTAATGAACGTTGCTGCTGAAACAGACAACGAGTGGGCAGGACTTCGTGCAATTATGATGGAGCTGCACGATATGGCTCGTAAGACTGAAGCCTGTGTACTGGTGCTACACCACGTATCAGAGCAGTCAGAGTACGGATCCACTATTAACCCACCAGCACGTCGTGCTATTCACGGTAAGGTCAGTCAACTACCAGCGTTAATCTTAACTCTTGGTTACAATCCATCTAGTGGTGAACTAAAGATTGCAGCAGTTAAGAACCGATTCGGTCCACATACTGCTGATGGCTCAGACTGGGCTACTCTCTTTGTTAACTACGCAGCGTGTCAGATATCTGATAAGAATGCTTTCGGAGTTATGCTTCACAATGATGCACGTGCTGGTTATGTAGGCAACTACGTATCACAGTACAAAGATGATGAGGATGATGTCTATGGCCAATACTGAAATACAGTACGTAAAGAATCGTATTGCTAAATTAGAAGAGGACTTCGGTGCCTTCGCTAGTATTCTTATTCAAGCAGGTATTGTTGAAGTAAAAGAAGAAGATGGCAAGCAGGTCTATAAGATTATTAAGGTTGCCAATGGCTAATCCGAATGGTCGAAAGGGTAGTAAGTTTGAGACAGATGTTCTTAAATGGCTACGCCAAACTAAAGATGTCCTTGCTGAACGCTTAACAAAAGCGGGAGCTAAGGATGAAGGAGACTTAGTATGTGTCGTCGCGGGAAAGACATACATACTAGAACTCAAGAACAGGGCAACCCTTTCCTTGCCTGAGTTCTGGAGGGAAGCCGAGGTTGAGGCGCTTAACTATGCTAAGGCACGTGGTATTGGGGAAGTACCACTGCACTATGTTGTAGTTAAGCGTCGCAACTCCGGTATAGAAAACGCTTGGGTAATCCAAGATCTTAAACAATGGTTAAAGGAGAAACAGTAATGCCAGTACCAGAGGGTGAAATCACCACATCAGAAATCTTTGCAGCAGAAGAAGCACAAGACATCGAAGACTTTGATATTGTCTTTGAGATGAATGAAGATAAGGTTCCTTTCGAGGAAGTTAAGAAAGAGTTAGGAATAGCAGATGGTGACTAAGATTGGTTTACCAGAAAACCGCAGGCGATTAAAGGGTGCTGGTATAGAGCACGCTAGAAGCGCTTCGTTCGATGAAGGGTATAATGCTGGCTTTGATGCTGGTGTTAAACATTACAGAGAACAGTTAGCTGATTCTTTACACCAACTTGGTATTGGATCTCTCAAC